ATGGGTGCCGTAAGGGCGTCCAAGATGCCAAAGGCGAAAACTATTCGTCGGAAGGACAATCCCGGCGAGGTCACCATGTACGCCAAGGGTGGTAGCGCAAACTTTATCCAGAAGGCCATCAAGAAGCCCGGTGCACTCCGTGCATCGTTGGGCGTCAAGGGGGATAAAAAAATCCCGGCTAAAACGCTCGCCAAGGCCGCCAAGGCTCCGGGTAAACTCGGCCAGCGCGCTCGTTTCGCCCAGTTGCTGAAGGGCTTCAAAAAGGGCAAGTAGTATGATGAAGTGCCGAGGCATGGGTAAAATTCGAAAGGGGCTGGCTAAGGGCGGCGCTGCTAAAGACGAGTGCTATTCCAAGGTCAAGGCGCGTTATAAAGTCTTTCCTTCCGCTTACGCCTCGGGTGCAATCTCCAAGTGCCGTAAGGTCGGTGCCAAGAACTGGGGTAACAAAGGTGGCAGTTCGTAAGACCGAGAAAGGCGCTTCACTCAAGCGCTGGTTCCAAGAGGACTGGAAGGACGTTCGTACAGGTAAAGCCTGCGGGCGTCAGCCGGGTGAGAAGCGCGGCACACCTTACTGTAGACCCAGCAAGCGTATTTCTGATAAGACCCCCAAGACGTCGTCGGAGATGACTCCAACGGAGAAGAAGACGCGTATCGCTCAGAAGAAGCGGTTGGGGCAGCCTCCCGGTGCGCCTAAGCGCGTACAGGCAGCGCGGAGACAGAAATGACCACCAGCGGTACCGCTACGTTCGCTTATATCCACTGCAAACCCGATGGTACTCCTTTCTACGTGGGGAAGGGAGCGCGGAGGCGCGTGCGGTATTTCGGTGAACGTAACCCACACCACAAGAATATCGTAGCCAAATACGGTAAAGATAATCTGTTGTACGGGGCCATGGAATGTTCCGATGCTGCCACAGCCTACACACTGGAGCAGGGGCTAATTAAGTGTCTGCGCCGTGCAAAGGTTCATCTCGTCAACCGCACCGCAGGAGGCGACGGCGGGCGAGACCCCTCTCCCGAAACGCGAGCTAAACTGTCAGCGGCGGCAAAGAAACGCGGGGTCTCTGAGGCGTGTGAGCAGGCAAAGGTTCGCGCCAAACTAGGGAAACCACTGACTGAAGAGCACAAAAAACTTATCCGTCAAAAAATGACCGGGCGTACTTTTACTGCGGAGCACCGGAAAAATATCAGCGGTAGCGCCAAAAAACGTGGTATGGAGGCTGCTCGTCAAGGGCTAGCCGCTAAGCGCGCCCGAGAAAAGGGTGAGTCTTTATGACAACCAGTGGGGTTAGTACGTTTGACCTCAACTTGAACGAGTTGTTTGAGGAGAGTTTTGAGCGTTGCGGTGCCGAGATGCGCACGGGCTATGACTTCCGCACGGCGCGGCGCAGCCTGAACCTGCTGACCATCGAGTGGGCCAATCGGGGTATTAACCTGTGGACCCTTGAGCAGGGGTCGATCCCCATGGTGCAGGGGCAGATCATCTACGATCTTCCCGTTGATACGATTGATCTTCTGGAGCAAGTTATCCGCACCAACGCGGGGACGGGCCCGAACCAGATCGACATCAACATTAGCCGCATCAGCGCCGATACCTACATCACGATCCCGAACAAGAACGCGCAGGGGCGTCCTATTCAGGTGTGGATCAATCGCCAGTCAGGCGCAAACTACCCGGTCACGGGGGTCGCTAACCCGAAGATCAACGTGTGGCCCGCCCCGGACCAGAATAACTACTACACCTTCTTCTACTACCGCTTGCGGCGTATTCAGGACGCGGGCACCAACGGTCTCGTGACGCAGGATATCCCCTACCGCTTCTTGCCCTGCCTCGTGGCGGGTTTGGCGTATTACCTCTCGCTGAAAATCCCCGGCGCGATGGAGCGGACTGTCGGGCTCAAAGCCATGTACGACGAAGCTTGGCAGCAGGCTGCTGACGAAGACCGTGAGAAAGCCCCATTGCGCATCGCCCCGCGCCAGTATTTCCGATAGGTCATGTCTTACGGTCCACCATTCTTGGCGTGGGCTGCGGGGTTTTTCGACGGCGAAGGCTCTGTTTATGTTGAGGTATCCAAGAACAAAAACACCCGCCGTAAAGTACATAACTTGCTAACCGCGACCGTTACTCAGACATCTACACCGTGCCTGAATCTGTTCAAGGAGCATTTTGGTGGTAGTATAGCGCCTATAACCAAAAACCGGCGGAAGCACATGAATAACTCTGTGTGCTACGTGTGGCGCGTACGCAGTAAAGATGCGATAGTGTTCCTTGAAGCCATAACCCCTTATGTGGTAGTGAAGAAGGAGCAAGTGGAGTTAGCGCTCCAGTACCCGCTTACGGCGGCAGACGGCAGGAAATATGCGGGCTCCCATAACCCCCTGCCTGACGAGGTCCATAATCGGCGTATGGAGATAGGGCAAAAACTCAGAGACATCCGGGCGTCGATGAAGACGGCTTCGATAGTGAGGGAGGATATAAGTGCCTAATCGCTTTGCCTCCGGCAAAAAGGCTATCGCGGAGTGCGACCGTTGCGGTCAGCGCTACAAGCTGAAAGAGCTCAAGCAGCTCGTCATCAAGACAAAGAACGTCAACATCCTTGTCTGCTATACGTGCTGGGAGCCCGATCAGCCCCAGTTGCAGCTGGGTATGTACCCTGTGGACGACCCACAGGCGTTGCGTAACCCCCGCCCAGACGTCAGCTACTTGCAGAGCGGCCTGAATGACAACGGTTTTCCAAGCGAAGGTAGCCGCGTGATCCAGTGGGGCTGGAATCCTGTGGGGCTGAACGATCCACTGGGTTTATCTGGGCTACCAAATACGCTATTAGCAGAAGGTCAGATAGGCACTGTGACGGTAACGACGGAGAACTGAGATGGCCAAGGGCGGTAAGACGAACGCGCAGATGCTGGCGATGGGACGTAACCTCGCCAAGATCGCCAACCAGAAGAGCGGCAAGAAGCCGGTCAAGAATATGGGCGAGGTGAACAAAAATGGCTAAGTTCAGCATGAAGATGGGCGGTAAGGAAGTCGGCCCCGCCAGCGTCTACGCGCAGCCCCACACCATGACCGGTAGCACAAGCGTCGATCTCGGCAATAATGGCTATCCGAACAACATCGCCAACACCCAGACCCAGAAGACGCGCGGCACTGGCGCAGCGACCAAGGGCACTGGGCACAGCACAAAGATGGGTTGATGAACTACACTCAGCTCTTTGAGACCATCAAGGGATACGTCGAAAACGACTTCCCCGATACCTCGTGGACGGATGCTGCCGGCACGGGGACGGTGACGCTTACCTCAACGGAGCAGATCAATATCTTTATCGTCAACGCCGAGGAGCGGGTCTTCAACGCGGTCCAGATGCTGGACCTGCGCAAGAACGTCACCGGCAACTGCACGACGGGAAACAAGTATCTCTCAGTCCCGTCCGATTGGTTGGCTAACTTTTCACTGGCCGTTATCGACGCCAGCGGGAACTACGAATACCTGTTGAACAAGGACGTCAGCTACATCCGTCAGGCGTTTCCTAACCCGAGCACGCAGGGTATTCCGTCTCACTACGCCTACTTCGACGAGAACTCGTATATCCTTGGGCCCACGCCAGATAGCGACTACTCCGTTGAACTGCACTATTTCTACTACCCACCGTCGATCACGACTGCGAGCACCTCATGGCTCGGGGACAACTTTGAGAGTGTCCTGCTTTACGGCTCACTGCTGGAGGCTTATACATTCATGAAGGGTGAGCAAGACGTGATTGCCGGCTACCAGAAACGCTACGACGAAGCGCTTGCTCTGCTGAAGCAGCTGGCCGAAGGTAAAAACCGTGAAGACATGTATCGCTCTGGCCAGATACGGTATCCAGTGAGGTAAGCGATGTTCAACGGAATCAGCAGCGTAGGAAGCGTTACGGTCATGGCGACCCAAGGGCGTGGCTTCACCCCCGAGGAGATTGCTGAGCGCGCTTTGGACAAGATCATCTACGTTGGTAGCAACGCGCATCCGGCTATTCGTGATCAAGCGGAGGCGTTCCGGGAGAATATCCGGGGTATCCTTGTGCATTATCTCCACGAGGCAGTACGCTCACACAACGTCACTCTGGTGAACAAGTTTACTCAAGCGGGTCATCCAGAGCTGATCCCGATTCTCGACGCATAAGGAGGCCAAGATGCCGATAACCCAAGCAATGTGCTCCAGCTTCAAAGCTGAGATTATGCTGGCCGTGCATGACTTTCGTGCGACTGGCGGCGATACTTTCAAGCTGGCGCTGTACACCTCGTCAGCTACCATCGACGCAAACACCACGGCCTATACAGCTTCCAACGAAGTGACAGGCACCAACTATACCGCTGGTGGCGGCACGCTGGTTAACCTTGGCGTTGTCACGTCGAACAATACGGCTTCGACCGGCGTCGGTTTCACCGATTTCAGTGACCTGACCTTCTCCAACGCAACTATCACGGCGCGCGGAGCGCTGATCTACAACACGACGCCTTCGGCTAACTCAAACGCCAACACCACGCTGACCAACGCTGCGGTGTGCGCGCTGGACTTTGGTTCAGACAAGACTTCGACGGCGGGTGATTTCACCATTATCTTCCCGGCGGCGGCCAATACGACGGCCATTATCCGGATTGCTTGATGATCGAAGAGCTTATCAGCAGGGTCTTTTACACCCGCAACGTAGCTCATTTTGAGCACTGGACCGCCAATGGCGTCGGTGCTTTCGCGCGCCATCAAGCGTTGGGTACCTTCTACGAGGAGGTCATCGAGGCTCTGGATAGCTTGGTAGAGGCATATCAGGGCGCGTTCGAGCTAATTGGCCCGGTGCGCGCTCCGAAGACCAAGGCGACGGATATCCTCCTTATCCTCGTTGAGGACGCAGAGTGGATCGAGAAGAACCACGAGAAAATCTGCAAGGGCAACCGCGCAGTGGCCAACCTCATTGACGGCGTGACTGAGGTCTACCTCACCACGACCTACAAGCTGCGGAACCTGATGTAATGGCGTTCAAGCTCAGCAAGCGGTCCATGGACCGGCTGACGGGTGTCCATCCGGACCTCGTGGCTGTGGTGCATCGCGCTATCTCCCGCTCCGAGATCGACTTCGTCGTCGTCGAAGGGCTTCGCACTCCCGAGCGGCAGCGGCAGCTGGTCAAGGCCGGTGCGTCTAAAACCATGGACTCCCGCCACCTCACTGGTCATGCTGTTGACCTTGCCGCTTGGGTTGGGGGCACTGTGCGTTGGGACTGGCCGCTATACTTGAAGATTGCCGAGGCGAAGCGCACTGCTGCTATCGAACTGGGTACACCCATCCGTTGGGGTGGTACGTGGGGTCTGTTGAGTGTAATTGATGGCCCCATCACAACGGAAGTCCTGCACAAAAAGTTTCCAGACGGTCCGCATTTTGAACTACCACGGACCCAGTATCCTTAAGGAGAAAAGACATGCTTGCTGGTTACAAGACTTAC